TAAATTCTTCAGCTGCTTTTGCATCTGTAGCTAGTTCCATGTATAATTCAGAAAAGGCTGCTGATTGTGAAAAATCTATAGATAATGGATGACCGTCTCTGTCTATTTTTATAAATCTTTTACCATCATCACTCTTTTCACCATAAGCTTTTAAAATTATTTTCTTGAAATATTCTTGAATTTCTGGTATATTTTGTGTATCTATTATCTTTTGAATTGTTTCTGCTAAACCTCCTGTTGTGCCTAATTCCATTTCCATTAATTCTGCTTTTGTTAAGTTAAATAAGAATTTCTCTTCTCTTTCTACTCCATTAAAATCTGTATATTTTATTGTTTTTGTTATCATTATTTTATTCTCCTTTCAAAAATAAAAAGTAGGAGAGCCTTTAAAAGACCCTCCAAAAATTAGTTTTTTTAAAATATTTAATATTATCCGTTAGCTTGTGTACCATTGATAATTGATAATACTTCATCTGGTAATGGTAATCTAGCTTGAACAGCTGGATCTTGTCCAGAAGCAGGTGTTCCGTATAATATTTGTTTAATAGCATTCATTTTGTTTTCGTTATTTACTTTTGTTGAATCAATAACTAATGTAGCTGTTGGTTTGAATCCTGTTACATTAACTGGTGTTGTTTTAATTTCCCAAGAGAATGTAATAGCTTCTGGGCTATCATTAATTGTTGAGTAAGCTTTTTGTGATGGTGTAGCTAAAGCACCATAAATTAAATGAATTTTGTATCCAGCTTCTGAGTTAGTATCTGTACCAACTTTTGTTTGATAAGCTAAACCAAATGATTTACGAGCTTGTTGTCCTACTGATACTCCATCTGTTAATTCTGTTTCACCATTGCAAGCACCGAATTCATCTGGATATGTGTATGCTTCAATTGTAGCACCAAATGTTTCAGCTGATTGTAATGATAAATATTTAATATTATCTGCATATAAATCTGTTATTTCAGCTCCTGATGGTGATTCTGTTACAGTTGTTAAACCATTCCATACAACACCATTTTCATATGTATTATTTGTTACTGGGTATAAAACACCTTTATCAACACCTGTTTCATATTTTCTTTCACCTGATTTATCCCATTCTAATAAAAAATCTGCCATTTTTATTTTCCTCCTTAATAATATAATGTAATCACATCGTGATTTAAATTTTCTGACACATAATGTCTATCATATGAAGACATAGGTAATTCTAATATGCTCTCTATGACAGCATTATCTGGCAATTTATCAACAACCGTTATGGCATAACGAGTATATTGACTATATTTTGTATTATCTGCTTTACGTTCATATATATCACTTTTAGTATATATAATAGCAGGGTATTTCATTTGTATATTTGTAGGAGGTTGATAATAAACATTTCTACTTCCTAATAAATTTTCTAATATAGATTGTAAATTAAGACGATTGCTCATTATAAACACCTCCTATTGATAATAATATTCTTGGAAATTTCACTTCAGCACTTGTTACTTTCCATTTAGTTCCATTGAATATTACATATTTAATATTTTGGAAATTGTTATTAGCATATGGATCTGCTACTATTTCTATTGTATTATTTAGGCTTATACTATCATGAATATTATCTGTCATATTTTGATTATTAGTCATGTTTCTAGTAATATCACCATAATATTTATGTTCTTCTATTTGAAGATCCCAAATTCCTGGTGATACTTCTACTGGATTCATAAAACCTATATTTCCACAAAATTTAGCCATAATAATTTCCTCCTATTTAATTAATTTCCAGTTGTTTCTCCATCTGGTCCTGGATCTTGTTCAAATTCTGGTCCTGGAGCTGGAACTGGTTCTGAGCTTCCTCCACCATTTAAACCTGTGTCATTTGAACCATCATCACCATTATCAACAACTGTTTCTTCAGTGTATGGTGTTTCTTCACTGTTTTCAGCTGGTGCATCATATGATACAACTTCTTTAGCTACTAAAACTAATTCTTCACTAACTACTGATGTTACTACATATGATAATGTAGCTACTCCTTCTACTACTTTTAAAGCAAATGGTCTAGATTTAACACCATTATCATTTATAATTATATCATTTGTTCCAAAGAAATGTACTGCATCTGCTGCATTTACTTTTTGAGTACATGCTTCATCTGAATAAAAATATCCATCGGCTTCTTCTTTAACGAAGAAATCAATTCCTTCTACATTTAAATCGGATGCTGTTTCAATATATTGTGCCATATATATATATATATTTACCTCCTAAAATTTAAATTATCCATTAGCTTGATTATTAGAAGCTTTCTTTAATACGATTGCTGAATATGGAACTGTTAATGCTCCTGATAATCTTGTTTCCATTAAGTATTTCATTTGGTTGTAATCAATATCGAAATCATCGAACATATTGATTGATCCACCTTTATCAGCACCTGCTGTATAGTCATTCATATTTACTATGATACCTACAACATCTGCATAAGCTTCTCTTTCCATTTCTGGAATTGTTACTATTTCTTTAACTCTCATAGCTTGTGCTAATTCAGCTTCATCTTTATATAATCTTCTTCCATTTTGATCTTCTGCTAATAATAAATCATCTAATTTATCTTCTGTTGTATAGAATGTTGGTTTTCCTGAACCTTTATATTCTTTTCTTGCTCTTATAGCAGCTCTTACAATTCCTTTTGTGAAAGAATCATTTTCAGAAGCACTGTTTCCTGTTACTTTATAGTCAACACCTTCTGTGATTGTGTATTTGATTGTAAATAAATCATCATCAGATACAACTGGTCTAACATTTTGTTCATTAATTTTGTTAGCATCAGATACATCTCTACCATCACCTAATAACATAGCTAATGCTAATTCTCTATCTAATTGCTTTCTCATTTCAGCTTTTTGCCAAGCAATTACGTCAAAGTCTGTTATATCAATAACATCATCTCTGTCTATATCATTTTTGATATATACTGTTGTAGGTGTTGTTACTCTGTTTAATACAGCTAATGCAATATTAGCTTTCTTATTTCCTTTGATATAACCTTTAGCTCTAGCTTGTGTTTCATCCATTCTACCAAATGTAGCTTTTACTCTTGAGAATGGTGTATGTTTAACATTGTTCATAATGTTACTAACCCAGTTGTCATCTTCTCTTATAAATGTTGGTGGGTTATTAACTTCTGTTGCATCTGGGAATAATTTATCAATGTCTGTGATATTATTTACAGCTGCATGTTCTAAGAAACTTTCTTTCATAGATCCATATTTTTTAGCATCTTTTATTGCATCAGCAATAATTTCTGAATGTTGTAATACATCATTATTTTCTTCTTTTTCTTCAAAAACATTATGTTTCATTTCTTCATCTTCTCCTTCATCTTCTTCATTATTTTTGTTAGCATCTTCTATAGCTTGGCCTACTATAGCATAAACTGCTGCTTTTTGTTTTTCTGTAAGTGTTTCAAATACTTCACCTACTGTTTCTTCTTTGTTTTCTTTTACTTCTTTCTTTTCTTCTTCCATGGTTTCCTCCTCTTTACTATTGTCAGAATGTTCTACTACTTCTGCTTCTTCTTTGTTTTCAGATGCTTCTTCAGTATTATTTTCTTCAGGTAATGTTTCATTATCTTTAGCTTCTTCAGATTCGTCATGTAAAACTAATTCTTCATCGTTATATATAACAGCTTCTTCTTCTTGCTCAGCACCCTCACCATGTACAACTACTGATTCAATAAATGCACCAGGATTAGCTCCAGCTAATACTAAACTAACTTCTCTTATACAACCATGTGTTACATTATTGGCTTGTGTTTTTAATTTGTTTGCATAAATAGAAAGTTGGTTTACATCACCATTACGAACTAATTCTTTTGCTGTAAGACCAGCTTCAGTTTCATTGAATTTACCATAAGCATATACACCTTCATTCTTATTTTCTAGAACAACATGACCTAGTACTTCATTTGGATCATCATGTTGATGATTCCATACTAATGGTACTGTTTGTCCATCATTATTTTTGAAAGCATCTTTTCTTATAGTTCTTCCATCAGAACAAAGAATATCATTTCTTGTGGCCCAACCACTAAAATCGTATTCCATTTTGATTAAGTCTCCTTTCATTATAATATTATTCTAAATAATTACTTATAGGTCTTTCTGCTATAGGTAATTCTGGTTCCTGAACATCCTCTTCTTCGGCCAATTCTTGATTTGGATATTCAGTTGAATCCTCAGGCTGTCTTATATTACTATTACGTAATTTATCAGCATTAGGATCATCTGAAGGTTTCAAACCAATTATTTGTCTCATTTCATTAGATGACATTATTTCGTTTCTAGTAAACTTATCGGCTATTTCAGCTAAATCAGATACTGGAATCAAAGTAAATGGATCTCTGAAATAAGTAATTGTCTTATGCTGAGACCTTGCAGTTTTTGTTAAAAATTTCCTAGTCATTTCTAATGTTATATTTGAAACTATAGGATTTATAGTACGTGAATAATAATTCATCATAACTTTTTCATCAGCTGTACCATCTAAGATCTTGTCTGTAATACCTAACTGGCTATAAAGCATGCTCGTTAAATATTCGATTTGTTTCATTAGATTGTTATCTAATGATCTGTTAAGTTGAGTTATTTTCTCGGTACTATCGGCATAAGCTATTCCATATCTAGAACCTGATAATTGTTTTTCAATATCTTCTAGTCTTTTATTTGCTTCTTGT